GCTCACCGACCCGGACGGCAAGATCGCCGCGGTCGTCGAGATCCTGAACCAGACCAATCAGGTCCTCGACGACATGGTCTGGATCGAGGGCAATCTCCCGACCGGCCATCGCACCACGGTTCGCACCGGCATCCCGGCTCCGACGTGGCGCAAGCTCTACGGCGGCGTTCAGCCGAACAAGTCCACGACCGCCCAGGTCACGGACAACTGCGGCATGCTGGAGGCGTACGCCGAGATCGACAAGGCGCTCGCGGACCTCAACGGCAACACCGCAGCGTTCCGTCTCTCCGAGGACCGTGCCCACATCGAGGGCATGTCGCAGGAGGTGGCCCAGACCATCTTCTTCGGCAATGACGGCGTCGACGAGGCCGAGTTCACGGGTCTCGCCCCGCGCTACAACTCGACCACGGCGGCGAACGCGGAGAACGTCATCGTCGGCGGCTCGGCCGGCGGCCAGACCGACAACACGTCGATCTGGCTCGTTGCCTGGGGCCCGAACACGGTCCACGGCATCGTGCCGAAGGGCTCGAAGGCGGGCCTCCAGCACACCGACAAGGGGCTCGTCACCATCGAGGACGCGTCGGGCGGCAGCAACACCGGCCGCATGGAAGCCTACCGGACGCACTACCGCTGGGACTGCGGTCTCTCGGTGCGCGACTGGCGCTACGTCGTCCGCATCCCGAACATCGACAAGTCCACGCTCCTCGCCACCGCGGCTTCGGGCGCAGATCTGCCGGACCTCATGTATCAGGCGATCCGCCGCCTGCCCAGCATGGGCCTCGGTCGGCCGGTCTTCTACATGGCCCGCGACACCCTGACGATGCTCCAGCGCCAGCTCTCCTACAAGGTCAAGGACAGCTCGCTGACCATCCAGAACGTCGGCGGCGTGATGACGGAGACGTTCCACAACATCCCGATCAAGCGCGTCGACGTGCTCGCGGCCGACGAAGCCCGCGTGGCCTGATCTCCAACTCCTGAACAAGAAGGAAACCAAGAATGATCGTCGACAAGCTCACGGAGTTCGGAGAGGACTTCGACATCGCGGAGGCGGCGGGCACGCTGCTCTTCACCAACCAGATCGACCTCGGCGCTGCCGGCGTCGACCCGGGCGCCGGCCAGCCGGTGTACCTGTGCATCCACATCACGGAGACGGTCTCGACGGGTTCCAGCCCGACGATCAACTTCCGCCTGCGTTCGGATGACAGTGCCGCGATCCACGCTTCGACCAGCTCGGCTCACTTCGAGACGGGCGCCATCGCGGCGGCCAGCCTGACGGCGGGCACCAAGCTCGTCTTCGCGCTGCCGCAGACCAACGCGGTGCCCTACGAGCGCTACCTGGGCCTCCAGGCGGTGATCGCCACGGCGACGACCACGACCGGCAAGGCTTCGGCCTTCCTGTCGCTCGACCCGACCGGCTGGAAGCCGTACGCCGACGCGGCGAACTGAGTAAGGTGGCGGGGGTCGCTATGGCCCCCGCCACTTTCTTAACAGGGGAAGGATGCCCATGAAAGTTTTGTTCAAGTATGTCTGGTTCGGTCCGAGCGAGATCGCCCGAGAAGGCAAGATCAATCAGGCCGGCGGGCGCCGCTACCGCCCAGGCACGCACTACGTCCCGGCCGAGCTGAAGGACCAGCTCCCGAAGACGGCCAAGATCATCGAGGGCGACAGCCCGCCGCCCCCGGTGTCACGTGAGCCCGAGCTGACGCTGCGCGACTTCGACGAGGTGCGCGCCGAGGGCGACGCCGCCGAGGAGGTGGGCAAGAAGGCGGAAGCCGAGCTGCGGGCCAACGCCGAGAAGCTCAAGCGCGAGCTGGAAGCCGACGAGAAGCCGAGCAAGAAGAAGCCCGGCAAGGAGTAACAACTCGTGTCGGTCGTATCGGATACCGTCATCGCGAACATGGCCCTGGACAACATCGGAGCCAAGTCCGTGATCGCCAGCCTCAGCGAGAACAGCCCCGAGGCGAAGGCGTGCAAGCTCTGGTACGACATGAGCCGCAAGCAGGCTCTCGAAGCCTACGACTGGTCGTTCGCGCGGCGCCGGCTCACGCTGGCGTCGCACCCGGATGCGGCCCCCGAACTGCGCTGGAGCTTCCGATACCAGTACCCGGTCGACTGCATCAAGGCGCGCATGATCGAGAACCCGCTTGGGCCTGACGCCGACGCGGTGCCCTACGAAGTGGAGCTGAGCGACGACGCTACGGCCAAGACCATCGTCACCAACATGGAAGACGCGGTCTTGATCTACACGCGCGACGTCAGTCAGACATCGCTGTTCTCGATGTTCTTCGTCGACACCCTGTCGGCGTTGCTCGCCGCGCGCATCGCCATCAAGATCACGGGCAAGCGCACGCTGAAGGGCGACATGATCCAGCAGTACAACTCGCTCCTCCGCATCGCGCCGGCTCACGACGCGAACGAAGCGGTCGGCAAGAAACCCCGCGAAGCAGAGCACATTCGGGCCAGGGTCTAACCCATGGCCACGTTCATCCAGCCTTCGTTCAGCAAGGGGGAGCTGGCGCCGTCGCTCTACGGGCGCGTGGACACCCAAGCCTATCAGGTCGGCGTTCGCACCGCTCGCAATATGATCGTCCACGCGTACGGGGGCTTGAGCAACCGCTCGGGCCTGGAGTTCCTGGCCCCGGTCAAGGATCACGACTACGCGCCGTCGTTCATCGAGTTCCAGTTCAAGACGACCGACACCTACCTGCTGGAGTTCGGCGACCAGTACATGCGGGTGTACCGCAACGACGTTCTGCTGACCGAAGCGCCCAAGACGATCACGGGCGCCACCGCGGCCGACCCGGTCGTCATCACGTCCGCGGCCCACGGCCTCTCAAACGGGGATCAGGTCTACATCCAGGGCGTCGTGGGAATGACGCAGCTCAACGGGCGCTGGTTCACAGTGGCCAATCAGGCGACGAACACATTCGAGCTGACGGATCAGGTCGACGGCGCGGACATCGACGGCTCAGCCTACACCGCCTACAGCTCGGGCGGCACCGCGGCAAAGGTCTACGAGCTGGCCACGCCGTACGACATCGCAGACGTGCCCATCATCAAGTACGTGCAGTCGGCCGACGTGATGACGCTGACGCACAACCTCTACCCGGCCTACGAACTGTCGCGCCTCGGCCATACGAGCTGGACGCTGACCGAGCTAGAGACCGAGCCGGCCCAAGCTGCCCCGACCGCGTTGAGCCTTTCCGTAGGCTCCGCGGGCGCGACCACGTTCAAGTACAAGGTGACGGCCAACAACTCCTCGACGTCAGAAGAGAGCCTCGCCGGCCTCAACACGGCCACGCTGACGATCACCGGCATCACGCAAGCGAACCCGGCTGTCGTCACCGTCACCTCACACGGCCTGGACACGGGCGACGAGATCTTCGTGACCGGCGTCGTCGGCATGACCCAGGTCAACGACCGTCGCTTCATCGTCGACAACATCGGCGCGAACACCTTCAGCCTGCGCGACGAGGACAGTACCGGCCACACTGCGTACGGTTCCAGCGGCACGGCCCGGCGCACGTTCGTCGTGACCGCGGCGTCGAATGCCGTACCCAACAACACCATCTCCTGGACGGCTGCGGCAGGCGCCTCGAAGTACGGCGTCTACAAGCAGTCGAACGGGCTCTACGGGTTGATCGGCGAGACGGAGGGCACGTCCTTTGTCGACAGCAATCTGGCGCCGGATCTGGACCTTTCTCCGCCATCCGCTCGCAACCCTTTCCAGGCTTCGGGCGACTACCCGGGCACGGCCAGCTACTACGAGCAGCGGCGCGTCTTCGGCGGCAGCGTCGAAGCCCCCGACACCAGCTACTACACCCAGACCGGGAACCAGAGCAACTTCAGCGTCTCCTCGCCCTCGCAGGCGGATGATGCGATTACGGCGACCCTTGCGGCCCGGCAAGTCAACGAGATCCGGCACTACATCCCTGGCAACGACCTCATCGTCCTGACCAGTGGCAGCGAGTGGCGCGTCAACTCCGGCGCCGATAGCGCGTTCTCGGCGGCGACGCTGAAGCAGAAGCCGCAGTCGGCCTGGGGCTCCTCGCATCTGCGGCCGATCACGTCTGGGAATATCGTCCTATACGTGCCCGAGGACCGCCGTCGCGTGCGCAGCCTGGGGTACTCGCTCCAGAGCGACGCCTACACCGGGCCAGAAGTCTCAACCCTGGCCAACCACATCTTCGAGCGCTACGGCATCACCGACTGGGCTTTCACGCGCTCGCGCGACCCCATCGTTTTCATGGTGCGCGAGGACGGCAAAGCCGCGTGCATGACCTTCCAGCCCGAGCAGGAAGTCAACGGCTGGACGCAGTGGGACACGCGCGGCAAATTTGAGACAGTGGGCGTCCTGCCCTCCAACCCGAACCTCGACGACCGTAGCGATCAGGTCTACTTCGTCGTGAAGCGCCGGGTCAACGGCAGGACCGTGCGCTACGTCGAGAAGTTGCGCGACCGCCAGTTCGATGACGTGCGCGACTGTTTCTTCGTGGACAGCGGGCTCTCGCTCGACGTTCCGGTTGCGGTCACTGGCGTTACGCTCGCCGATCCCCTGGTCATCACCGCGGCGGCCCACGGCTTCAACGACGGC